CTGATACATTGATTTCGCCGTTATTCCCCGCACTCACAATCGGCACCGGGTTTTCTGGGCTTGGTGTGCCGTCCTGCGTGCTGTGGCCGTAGATGCTCAACCCGCTGAACGCCCTCTCTTCCGACTGCGGAAATGTCACGGCTGTACCGCTGGCTGTCTGGATGGATGCGCTTCCGCCCCACGAATATACCCTTCCTGGCCGTGCGCCAATAAAGTTTTTTGGCACTCCTATCATTCGCATATCAATATCACCTCACAGGCTGGATCTCCACCGCGTCAGTCATAGCGGAATCTGCGTAGATATAAATGGAGTCAAAGAACGTATTTGCATCTGCTGTATTAGGGGCATTTCGAATAATTACTTGCGCTGTATCAGGTGGAATTCGAACACTCCCGATTGTCTTTGTGCTATCTTCATTTGCGGAACACCAGATATCATCCGTCCCAAAATTCTTTACAAGGACTGCAGCACTATCATATCCGAGGTTTACTTTCAATTTTGCGGAAGCTTGTGTTGAAATTGTCTGAACATTTAACTGCATATAGATTCTCCTTCCTACAGGACATAATTCTTGTAAAAATAGTTATTCGCGTACCGCGCCTCATCCAGGGCGTGGTTATAAGCGTCCACGGGATCGCCGTGGGCGTCAACGCAATACATGCCGACCTCCCGCAGGAAATCAGCATGGCCGTATTGGTCAGATTCAACGCAATAAAAAAGCCCGCCTTCAATAGCGGACTGTAAATACTCTATTCCTACCCGTATCCCCTTGGTGCTTCGCTTGATATCATGGGCGTTATTGTCTGCCGGATCCGTCATAATGCCGAACAGTTCCAGCTCTTTTCGCAGGGCCTTGCAAGCCGGGTCAATCTTCCAGCAGCTTTCACGCATTCGAAATTTATTCCGGCACCACGGCGCGAAGGTTTGCGCAATCTCCCGCGCCTGCGTACTCATGGCGCGATTACCGCCGTCGTAATACCAATTTGCCACACGGTAAAGGCGGTATTTCAGCTTATCCCTCTCAATCCTGCGGGCAATGATGTTGCAGGATATTGATGTTGCATCCGTCAGTCCGCCATCTCCCGCGAAAAACATTTCTATAGGCTGTTCGGCCTCTGGGATCGCTGCCACAATGTGGCGTCGCGGATCAAACATGGAGTAAATCACACCCTCTGGGATTACCCGATGCCCATACCAGTCGCGCTCCAGAAGATAGCGGTTTTTCGACAACGTTGCAAACAGCTCTTTTTTTCTCTGATCGGTCAAAATCGGATTATCCTCTGGTGTCCAGTGCGTCCATCGGGTATCCTGGACATCAAAGACTTCAGAGATCACTGGGTGATTCGGAGCTGGCGGGTTCAGGTCTGCGATATGCCAGCGGATGCGCGCCGCCATCGTACGGCGGAATGCCTCCTGAATCGCATTCATGTGCAGCAGATTAATCTCGCAGAAAAATACGCTGCCGAAAGACATGCCGGTGAAAGATTTATGGCTGTCCGCCTTACCGCCGCCCTTGTAGTAGATCCGCTTATCGCCCGAAGGTGTATGTAGCAGCATATGATCGCCGTAATCGTCATGCTTCATTTCCCATAATCCTGGGAAAATGTGCATCAGCCCCAAGCTGTCACAATCCATAACAAGCTTAAAAGCTTGCTCTTGATTGAAAGCCAAAATTAGATGATTCATATCTGGCGTATTCCAATAAAACCAAGCTGCCCGCGCTACGGCACAGGTCGTTTTCCCACTTCTGGGCGTTCCCTCAAAGACCTCAAGACAATGCTTGTATGGCTCTGCCAGCAGGGAGGACTGTTTCCCGCTCCAATTAACCTGTATCAAATTTACCACCTACCGTCTTTACGATGCCCTCAAACAGGGACGTATCACCCTTCTGCGTTCCTTCAGGTTTATCCCGCCAGGTATCCGGCTTCCGGTTCTTTAGCCAGAAAATCTGTGCTGTTGTATCAGCCACTACTTCCTTTTTCGTGACTGTCCGCTCTGTCAGAATTCCGCCTTCAAACTTCTCCTTGACTTCTTCATACTCGTACCCCAAAGCACGCTTCAGGAGAGCATTTTCCACCTGGCGATCAACAACCTCTTTTCCCCTTTTTAGGGCCTCCGAAATCTCCGGGAATCTTTTTTTCCACTCATAGAGGGTAGCAGCGCGGATTCCGATATTTTGAGCTATCTGCTCATCTATCAGGCCGTCACGGGCCCACCCTTCAATCTTCAGCAAGCCCTCCGGCGTCAGCCATTCCTGGTACTTGCCTTTCGCCATAGGCTCACCTTCTTTCTTTTGGAGGAGGTCCCGGCCTATGTTTCAGCCGGGTAAACAGCAGTAACAAAAAACACACCAGCCGGAGCCAGTGTGCTTTTCGAGGGAGTTTATCATGACAAATGAGGTGTGTCCTGTAATTTTCGTCTAATATCTCATTTATACTTTATCATGTCAATATTGTCCCGTCAAGTCTTTTTTTAATTTTTCTTTGAGTTTTCTCAAAATTGTTTTTCCGTCTGAATCTATGTAGATCTTAATATCTTCGCCCAGGAAAAACCTCTCGCAATCATCAATCACGGCCTGCTTGCCAATCAGCCTTTGGCGCAGCTGCTTTATATCTTCCGGATCATTCGATATCAGAAGCTTTTCAGTCAACTTGACCCTCTTTCTCCACGCCCTCATCCAGTCATGTGCCGCCATGTCAATGATTGCATGTCCTAACGCCGTCCAGTTTTCTTCGTAACCGCTCAATGTCGTCTCTCCTTATCCTGATTTTCCCGACTATCTCTGCCGATGTGTCGTAGTACATTCGCTTGCTCCATCCTAAATCCTCGAGTGTTTTCCATCTGGGGGAATGTTCAATATACCGCTTGCTTATCAGCCCCCATTTATCTCCTGCCAGATACGCCTGCTTGCAGATTACCTTTTTCGCACGGATAATCTCAAGAATCAAATCATATCTCTGGTCCTTCAGGTCTTCAATCTTGGCGGCATACGTTGACAGGTCACTATATCCGCTGCCGTGTGGCATCCCGTCGCCCTGTACTCCCGGGAACATTTTCGCCATGCGGAGCTCGTGAATCTGCTCTGCCAGAGCCTTTCTGGCGGATTCTGCCTTGCCAATGAGAGAAAGATACTCCATCAGCTTTTCTTCTCGTTCAGTAGCATGCAACGCTTCTCTGGCCGTTGGGTCTGCGTATCCAGATCCGTTTCTAAACAGCTCCCGATCCATTCAACTCCCCCTCTATCAGTTTTTTCATAGCCTCCACGGTTTCCCGGTTACTCTTTTCTACCCGGTAGGCATAATCAGCAAAATATGTATGTAGATCTCCGAATTCGCTGTCCTGGTTCCGCCGACAGAAAGATTCCAGGGCAGCAGTCAGGTTATCGTAATAGCCTATTTTCTTTTCCCGCATTATTTCCTGGCCGTCCTTGGTCTTTCCGGCTTTCCGCTGCTTCAAGACATAACCCCGGGCGGAAGCGTCGATAAAATAATCATGCAGCAGTTCGATTTTCACGTTTTTCCTCCTATGCAAATTTCAGCTGTTCGGTCTGCTCTTGGGTGATCTGGATATTCCCTGTACGCTCCGCCACGCACAGCTCTGGCAGATTCGCCCGTACCATTGCCGCAGGAATCGGCGGACATACGGCATTACCGCACCGCTTCACCTGCTCTGCTCGCGGGTAGGATTTCCCGGAATAATCATGGTCGATTATGTAGTCGTCCGGGAACCCCTGGCATCCATATAGCTCGCGCGGCTCCAGCATCCGCAGTCCGATATCCACTATCTGATAATCCACACCCCGAATCGTCACAAGGCCGAATCGGTCATGCGTCGGTATCGTGTCCAGCGGCTCCGTGACGGGCTGCCCGGTGCCTTGGCCGTAATACTTCACCAGAAATGCTCTTACTTCCCCAAAATGCCCCGGCGATGTCGTCACAGTATGAAGCGGCTCTCTCAGATCCTGCCCGGTCCCTGATTTGTAAAACTTGCTTAGGAATCCGGCCACGAGCCCATACCTGTTCGAACCGTCCACCGTCATAATCGGCTCCCGTATTCCCTGTCCCCGAACCTCATGCGCCGCCGCCTCCGGCGAAATTATCCACAATTAACTCTCCATTTATCATACCTTACACATCCATTTCCCATGCTCTCGCCTGCAATTTCTGATCAATCGGTGGCTGTTCCCTTTCTACCGGAATCCAGCCATCATTTTTCGTGTGTTTGCGGAGAATACGCTCCGCCGCTCCGATTGTCACGCATTCCGCGACGCTTCCATCATAATTTTTTGCAAATACCGATGCCTCTCTCATTTCTTCCAGAATCTTCTCTAATTCCTGCATGTCAGTCCTCCATAAATCCCATATACTCCATCACATCAACGCCCGTCTCGTCCTTCAGAGCTTCATTCAGCAGCCCAAAGTCATATTCCGAATCATCCGCAACATACTTCATCTGCTCTTTCACATGGTCCAGAAAGCGCTTCATCCTCTTAGGGCCATACTTTTTGGAAAGAAAATCTGCTGAAATCAGACAGTACACGCAGAACACTTTCATATCGTGCTTCTGCTGTGCCGCTTTATATCTCGGATCTTTCATGGCGTTGTCGATCTGCTTCTCCAGACGGTTTTTCCGCAATGCTTTGTCAGCCCAGCTCATGCCATCACCTTCCCATCCAGAAGATCTGTTATTCCTACCTGCGTATATTCCGGGAAAACCAGCATTTCATTTTTTGCCCGTGTGTAGAATGTACGGTCAATCTCAAATCCGAATGCACTCCGTCCCAGCTCTACCGCCGCCCGCAGCGTCGATCCGCTCCCGGCGCATGGATCAATCACCACATCACCCGGATCTGTAAATATCTCTATCAGCTTTTTCAGGACCGCCACAGGCTTTTGCGCTGGGTGGATCTTCGGTATCTCCTTCCCGTCCTTCTCCCAGGAGAACCAGTTAAAAACCATATGCCCGGTTCCTCGGATTGTCTTTCCGTTTTCATCCACCTGGGCGCCGTTCCGGAACTTCGGCAGCCTGTCCCGGTAAAGTACCAGCGCATACTCCGTCGCCCCAACGATCCGCATATTTGCTTTCAAAACTTGCGGGCTGTAATTTTTGCAGAATACCAGCGGTATGTAGTGTACAAATCCATGCTTGGCAGCCGCATTAATAAGCGTCTGGATCTGCTCAAAACTGCAAAACACTATCATGCACGGGCTGTCGCTACTGCGCCCTCTGGAAATCGGCCTCTTATCCTCCTTTTTCAGCATCTTCGAGCAAAAATGAAAATACTCGTAGAGGTTGAAGTTGAAGTCAGAATTGAACGCCGCTTTCCCGGCCAGCTTGCTCTCTCCATTCTTCCTGTCTCCGCCCTTATACCACATGGGATTGCTACCGTAAAAATTATTTCCCACGTTGTACGGAACGTCAGCAATAATAAGCTGCGCCGGTGGGATTGCATATTTCTTGTAATTCTGCATCGAATCCCTGTAAATCTCACATTTAATCGCCATTTTCGCTCCTTCTTTTCAGCTCCGTAAGCACTGCTGCTCCAAGTCCAACGCCAAAGGGGCCATATTTGCTTGCAAACGCCTCAACAGCGTTCTTTACATCTTCCCAATATTCTTCTCTGTCTTCTATGCCCCAAATGCTCTGTACAAGCCCCCACAGGTCCATGAACAGCTGCCATTCTTCAGAGCCTTTCGCAAATTTCACTTTCATGTAAACGGATTCTCTTCCTCGTCTTCATGCCAGTCATCACGGGGCGTTTCTTCGGTCTCTTCAAACCGCATCAGGTCCCCGTTAAATCGCAGGACTATTTTTCCTGTCCTTCCCTGCCGTTGCTTCTCAACCTTGATGCCCTTCCGGCTGGAATCTTTCGACATGTTCCACATCAGCAGAATCACAGATGCGTCCTGCTCAATGTCCCCGGCTTCCCGGAGCTCTGCCATTGTCGGTTCCTTGCCTTCTCTGGCTTCAGAAACTCGGTTCAGCTGCGACAAGGCTATGATGGGAATATTCAGCTCCATTGCCAGCGCCTTGATTGCCCGGGATATTGCCCCGACCTCAGCATACCGGTTTCCGCGGTAGGTCTTATCTGCCCGGAGCAGCTGCAGGTAATCAATGATAATCACGTCATACCCCATGTGCCGGCTCTCGTTCCGGATCTCACTCATGGCCTTACTGCCTGTCGTGATTATGATCCGGTCTTCCTTTTCCAGAACCTCATTCGCCCGCCGGAAGCGTTCTTCTTCATCGCCCAAGAACCGGACCGCCCGCCGTAGCCTTGTCAAACCGATGCCGCTTTCCGCGACTACGAATCTTTCGTAGACCTGCTTTTCCTGCATTTCCAGATTGTAGAATCCGACCCGCTTCCCGCTACGGGCAAGAGCTGTCGTAATCTGCGTAACGAATGCTGACTTTCCGACACCCGGCCGGGCGCCGATCACTATCATGTCCCCGCCTTCCAGACCGCCCAGAAGGTCGTCCAGCTTCGGGAACCCTATGTACATCCGCTGCGCCGCATCATCCTTAAAGTACCGATCCTTATTCTCCCGGGTGATTTCCGCTAGGGTCTTGGCCTGACTTTCCCGGCCATCCAGCAGCGCCTCCAGGTCGTTGATCAGCTCTCCGGTCTGTTCGTCCACATTTTCCGGGTCAGGCTTCACACTCTGCAGAATCCGATCCAACTGGGCCGCCCGGTATTCCCGGGTGACAATGCCCGCATAGCTTCCAACTTCAACGCTGGTTAGCGTCTTTTCAAGGCATGTCCTGATTTCTTTTTGAACCATGTCCGCCGGAAAGTCTGTAATCTTTGCAGACAGCACTACGGCATTGACCTGGTATCCGTTTTCGTACCCTCGGAGAAACTCCAAGTACATCCGGCCATACAGCTCGCTCGCGAACATATCCGGTTCAAGGCCCTGTATTTTTCCGATACTTTCCGGGTCCAGGAGCAGGGAGCCAATCACATTCTGTTCTGCCAGCAGATTCATGCATGTCCCTCCAGAATTTTGGACAGCGGCGGCATGTACGGCTCTCCGGTCTCCATATGCTCAAATGCTTTTACTCGATTCTGTACCCGCTTCAGCATCTCTCTGGCCTTTCCGATATCGCCGCCGGTATTCTTCACGTAAACCTCGTAAGCATCATCCAGATAACTCGCCGGATAGGCATTAAGAATGCGCAAATAGACCGCATCAAATTCCCTGCGACGCTCAATTTTATCCTCGCTGATTTTGCTGATCTCCTGGAAGATATCTGCTATCGTGGGCGGAAATGCAGAGGTTCTTACGAATTTTTCAACCGCTTTTTCAAACACTTCTTTTTCGCACTTTCCAAGATATTTATTCCAGACATTCAGCGTCTGCTCCGTAAGCGGAAACTTGCGGTCTCCGTACACAACATTCAACTCCTGCATGATTTCAAGAAAGTCTTTTTTATTCATTCGCCCATGCCTCCAAGCTCCGCGCCGCCCGCGCTGGTGTTCTCATACTCCCGCTCCGGTCCTGCTCACGGGACAGCCAGCTGTTAATAAATCTCCGGATTCCCCTCGCAGTCTTCCGCCTGCCGGGATTCGACAAGAGCCAGCCTCTCATGCTCCGCAATGCCTGTTCAATATTCACCGCAGGATAAAGCTCCTTGTACTCCTCAACATCACCAGCAGTTACAGGATGCTCTTCTCCGGTATTCAGGGGAAGGGTGATAAACGGTGGCTCCGGTTCAGCACTCGGTTCTTCCGGCTCCGGTTCGGCAGCCGGTTCTTCCGGTTCCGGACAAGAATCCGTAGGATTCTCTATAATGCTTTTATCTGTGCTTATATATGTGCTTATATCTGGTATTGGTTGGACATTTTCGGAATTTTGATTTTCCTTTTCGGGATTTTCCATTTTCCCTTCTGACAAATGGAGATCCCCGCCAGAAATAACAAGATCCCCTTTTTCTGTCAGTGCATACCACATTGTGCGGTCATATGAGCTCTTGTTATAATTTCCAAAAGCTATCAGGCCTTCATCCTTCAAATGATGCAATGCCCGGGATATACTTTTCTGTGACACATACGGGAAGAGCTGGGACAAAGCTTTTGTACTGCTATACGTCCAATACAGACCATCATAGAAATTCGTCTCATTGGCTTTATTTTTAGCAATCCAGAAATTCAAATGCTCCAGAAGTATAGCTTCCAGCATCCCGTATTTCGTCGCTATTTCTACACTAAAACTGTGATTCATGCCTATTCTCCTCTCAAAAATAATTTCTAAACCCCATCAATTCCGCCATATTCAGCAACATTGTATTGTGCATGCGGCTTTCATCAAGAGTTGAAGGCCGCGATGCCTTTCTTTTGCGATATACTCTTCGCATTCTTTTCTCTCTTCCGGCTCCCAGGGCCTCGCGATATAGATTCCTGCGCCGACATTGATAATCAACGCTCCCTTGGCATTCGCTTTCGAAATCATGTCCCGGAGCTCCCGGTCTACACTTTTATTATCAGGCCGCCGGATTGCATTCTCCTTCCCAATGGGAATGTTCCGGAAGATGGCCTCGGCTTGCTCTTTTGCTGTCATAGCCCCTCCTTTCTCCGGCCCCGAAGGGCCGGCCTGCCAATCGCGGCAGAGGTAACAGTTTTTGGCTTACATCGTGATATATTTGCAATCCCAAGTAGGAATCAGCATCAAATTTCTATGACTTCCACCTCGATGCGCGGCATACCCTTCGTGTACTTGAAAGTATGTATAATCTGGCTGCCGTCCACATATTCAGGCGAGTCATTCTTGATTACTCCACATTTCTGCAAGGCATCCTGGATAACTTTATCCGCGAACGCAAACACATTCATGTGGTCACGTTTCTGGCCTGTTTCCGGCTCAAAAAACGTATAGTGAAGAGTTACAGGGCCATGCGCCTTGAAACCTCTGGAGCAGGCTCTCACAGCGTCACAGGCTATCTTTTCATATTTCCGCTTCATAGCTCCACCAGCTTTCGGATTCCGACCCAGCTCATGGATATAATCATTCAGGCCCGGAAATGTTTTTTCATTCTTCCAATACTTTCCCTGAATATCAAATTTCATCATAGCCAGCTCCTTTTATATCGTTTCCGGAAAGCTTCCCGCGCTTCATCTTCTGTCATTCCTTCCGCAACCCTGCGTTTTTCCCAGGCCAGCTGACCTAACATCTTTGAAAGCTTTTCCGCTGCCGGGTTGTCGTGTATTCTGTCCGACAAATTGTCCGCCATATTGTGGCACCTGTCGCAGATCGGCCCTTTTATACCATCCTCTTCGGCAAGGGAACGCATTCCCCAGCCGAAAACAAAATGGTGTTGTGTGGTAGTAGGTCTACCGCAGAGCATACAGTTTTCGTTATACTTCGTGATGATACCTTGCATATTAAGCCCCCGGAATCAGATCTGTGTAATGAATCGGCGCTGTCAGAATCTTTGTGTGCTTGCAGTAATCACACGTCTCGCAGCGTATAGGCTGATAAACCCCGTTTTTCAGATTCAAAACCTTCGGCACATTACTTTCAATTTCCATTAAGCACTGCTGTAAATGCGCATCGTCAATCTGGATTACCTCTATATCGGTCTCAGGCTCCTTGCTGGCTGCCGCTATGTAGAAGGGAAGAATCTGCCCGGTGTTCTGTCTTACGATTTCCTGATAAACAGCCCCCTGCTGGTCATACCCCCAGAACTCCACGAAGCCCATATATTCAGCATCGTGCGTCCGGAATACATCCCGGAGAGCTTTCATGATTTTCAGGTCTACGATACAAATTCCATCAACAAGACTGTCGATTTTAATTTTCCACTTCGCTCCGCCGATTTCTCCGGTCATGATAACCTGTTTACGTCCGGACATATATTTCATGAAAAGCGGGTCTCTCTCAATTCTGGCAATAATCTCTTCGGCCTTTTTATACTCAGCACGAAGGGCACCTTTCTGTGTGAAGATTTCCGGATGCTTTGCTCGGAAGATATCCAATGTCCCCTCGAAATGTGCGTCCACATAAGATCCGACCATCATGGAAACTGACGTAGGCTGCTCCCACTCGCCTCTCAGCTCTGCTATAGCTCTTGCTTCACAGGCCGGACGGCCATATGTACCGCAGAATGTTTTGTACTGGGAAACGCTCAGATATTCCTGATTTGCTTCCTGTGAATAATAATTCTCAGCTGTCAGAATCATTTAAAAATATCCTCCGTTTCCTCGATAGTCTTCTGATCCGGAGCCGAAAAAGCGTCAATAGCTTTCGGTGGCTCAGCAGGCTGAATATCCTCAATTTCTCCTTCCACAGCACATCCCATCAGGGTGTTTGGAATATGGATTCTTGCGAAAAACGCTGCGGCGCGGTAAGCAAGCATCAGCTCCGGCATAGTCTGCCATTTAGATGTCTCATTCCCGTATTTATCTTTCTTTGAGTACCATCCTTCAGCCTTTGCCATAGCGATTGTTACTTCCGGTCCTCTGACTTCCTCCCCGCTACTCTTTTTGATAGCGGAAATATAACATCCCCAAGAATCCGTACCCTTCTCTCCGGTGTACACATGATGAACGTTCTTAAAATGCGAGTCTGCTTTAATAAGGCTCATACAGGCCTGTCCGCTCCACTGCGGATTTCCTTTTACAACATACAGATTCTGCATTACCATCATGGGAGATACGCCCATCCGGTTCGCCATATCAACCGCAATCGTACAATCCATCGCTTTCCCCCGATATGCTGACGGAACCAGGTCAGAGCTGGCCCACATTTTCCCGATATTAAAAAGTTTCTGAAAGCTTTCAGAATCAGCAAACGGTGACATGATTTCCTGCCGTTCCCGCTGAACCATTACTTCATTTTCCATGCTCATTCCTCCTTTACAAAGTGATCACTGTCAAATCTTCGTCATCCGTAGTCCTGGTCGCGATAAACTGCAAACCCTTGTCCTTGCACTTCTTGTAAAGCGTCTCCCGGACAGGCGTTGACAGCTTCTCCACGCCATCAATCAGAATAATCTGCAGCCCGTTAGGTTTCTGAATCGCCACATCAATGCAGAGATCCAGCTTCTCCCCGTCTGACAGGTTCGACACCGGCAGCCCATTGATAAGCGGAACCCCGTCTTTGATAGTCAGGCCCGCAATCGGAATTTTCGCTGTCTCCAGAATCTCACCAGGAAGGGAACGGGCCTTCTCGATGCGCTCCGTCAGTAACTCGGATTCTTCTTTCAAAATCTCGACGTCACTCTGGAGCCCCTGCATTCGGCGGTATTCATTGACGTGGGCTTTCATGTTCTCAATCATGGCAGCCTCTTCTTCCAGCTCTTTCGTGCTCTGCGGCTCCTTGTCACGGTATTCAGCATAAGCTTCCACTTCAGCGTCATACTTTGCCACAGCCGCCTTGAACTGCTCTTCAATCACAGCGGTTTTGTCTGCCATCTTTTCAGCCAGGGATTTCTTTTCCGCTTTCAGATTCCGGATCTGGTCTTCCATGCGGGTAATCTCATTCTCAATCTGAGTCCGCCTGGCTCCGATTTCTCTTGCAAGGGAAGTCTTTGCGATCTCTCTGTCTGCTTCGAACTTCCGGACTTTATTATCCCTGAGCTCCAGAAGAGATTTCGCTTTCTGAATTTCCTCATTCTCCTTGCGGATTCTCTCGATTTTCTGGTACACAGGACCAGCGCTGGCCTTTTCCCACTTCTCGACTTCATACCCCGCCGGGATAGCCTGGGCGATCTCTTCGATAAACGCCCGCTTATTTCTCATTTCCCGGTTAATATCCTGCCGGTTCTGGAAATACTCGCCGTTCTCGCTCTGGATATCATTCAGGACCGCAAGAATGTTCTGGTCATAATTTACCCAGGAAGGAATCTCCCCGAACCACTCCTTGATTTTCTGCATATCCCACGGATATTCAATCATATCCAGAATGATAGCGTTCTGCTGCTTCTCCGGAAGGCTGATAAACTCCACAGGATTCAACTGCAGCGGAGTGAAAATGTCCCTCAGAAAGCTCTCAGGGCTTCCGACTTCCCGGCCGTCTTTCTTCACGCTCTTATAATCTGCCTGCGTGGTCCGGGCCTTGCGATTGATTCTCAGGCCGTTGTCGGTCTCAATCAGAATCTCGCCTTCTGTTTCACCACGGCGGACAATATATTTCCGGTCACTCTTATTTGTAAGCGCATACCGGATCGCATCAATCACCGATGTTTTCCCAGCTCCATTCTTTCCAGCCAGCTCCACAGAACTGCCGTCTGCCTCATATTCGGAAATTCCGAAAAGGTTCTTGATTTTGATTTTCGTTATATTCATGTTCACTCCTCCACTTCCACCAGTTCACCGTCGGAAAGTTTATACCAGGTATCAGGCTTAATTTTCTCTCCGTCTACCACAACTGCCTTCCATTCCCGAATATCATAGTTATCTTTTTCCTCTTCCGCTATCACCAGGATAGCTCCGAGTCCACCCTTTACGCGCACATCATTGCCGCGCGCCACGGAAAGGCCGTTTTTGCCGGAGGCTGATTTTCCTCTACTTGTGGCCGCTCCGTAATTTCCTGCTGTGGCCGCTCCGCATTCTCCTGCCGTGGCCGCTCCGTAATTTCCTGCTGTGGCCGCTCCGCATTCTCCTGCTGTGGCCGCTCCGCGATTTCCTGCTGTGGCCGCTCCGCATTCTCCTGCTGTGGCGCGATCAGGATCTGTATATTCTGTTGTTGTATGCGATTTTGTATACTCAATCTGTGCTTTTACCAACCCTGCAATGTCCAGACGCGCGCCAATCTTGATTTTTGACGATGCCACCTTGCTATCATCATCGTTCCTACTGATTTCCCCGCTCTGTTCTACCTCGTGATACACCGATGTGCTTGGTGGATAATATGCAAACACATCCAGCGGTCTCTCGCAGGCGTGGAAGCCGTGATCACAAGCCTGCGCACTGTCTTCCTCATACTCTTTGCCTTCTTCATACTGGAAAGGCTTTGTGCCCGGACAGCAGGTCATGTCTTTGTTAAATCCTTTGAATGATTTGATAGTTTCCATTGATTTCTCCTCCGTTTTCTGTTATTTTAAAATTGTGATATTATCTATGCCCCTTATCGGAGTTGCCGCTCCGCAGGGGCTTTTTCGTTCCTAGTCCACAACTGGAACGCATCCACAAGCCGCTCACCGGCCTCTTTGGCTGCCGTCGCTGATGCAGTCAGACACACGTCCCGACAAACCTCTCTAGTAGACATGCCGGCACACAGATAATGCTCCGCGAACCCCCGAAGAACCTGCTCATCAGACAGCTCATCATATGCCAGCCTGCGTATATATTCCTGTCTATCCATACTTCATCACCTCCAATATAATCAGGAGCAGGAAGGGAAGGGCTATCGCTCCCAGCGTGCCGAGGAATTGGCCCAGAAGGGTCTCTTCAAAAAAACGCTCCATCTTTCTCATGGCTTGTCCTTCCTGGCCCCGCTTATGCGGTGGCCTCCTGCTGTGATGTACGCACCAGCTTACACTGGTACTGATCTTCGTACAGCCTGATAAGAAGCTCCTCTATCCGGCTGGCACGTTCCGGGGTCAACTTCATGTCATTATTCTCTTCCATAGCTTATCAACCTCCTTTCCCCTCATTTTATGAGGGGCCGCTTGTACATGTTGCCTCTTCATCCTTCTCCTGCTTCTGGGCCGCCATAGCCTCGGCATATCCCAGGAAATACCCCTTGCTCCGCTCGTCCATTTTAGGAAGGGCCTCCGCAACAGTTTTGATAATGTCTTTTTCTTTCTGACTCACAGCTTCTCACTCCTTTCCTTTGGCCTCACTCTGCGTTTATACGGGCTTGTGACCGCCTTTGGCCGCATTAAAGCTGCCGGAATGAATCCGGCTGAAATGGGACTCAGCTAATAGACCGCTTCAGTTGCTCCCACATACCCAGTGTCGCCATTACTGCGCTTGGGAGATCATAAGGGATTACATGATCCTCTCCGCACTGCCGCAACATAGCTTCCACACCAATCATCTGCCACGGCTCTATATACTTCTGGTTTTCCTCATTTCGAAGATAATTGATAATCGTAACAGTATCTTCCATGCACAATTTCATACACTTTGCATTTTCGGACGCTGTACTGATTACTACTGTGGGAAGAGCTCCCAGTTCCATTGTTTTTCTGCAGTCTTCCTCAAAACGGTTACTCTCTTTTTCTTGCTCAAGCATTTCATTGGAGAACCAATAATTCAGCCGATACAATTTTTCTAATACATCCTTAAACCTCTTTCCGTCTACCATCATATTACCTCCCTTTTGTTGATTACACGACTATTATATGTC